CAATACTTCCGCAATGGATGCAGACGACGTTACCCCGGATTATTCAGTAACCACACAGAGCAAGCGAATACTTAACGCGTTACGCTTAAAATTCCAAAAGCTTTTTAATGCGCGGGTTTCTGGTATTGTGGATAAAATGCTTAAAAATACGCTAAAAACAAGCGCCGTAACTTTAAGCCAAAGTTTAAAGCAATTAACTGGCGGGTTGATTTTAAATACTTCGTCTATCCCAAAAGGCTTGGAATTTATTACACAAGCAATTGTCGCTGAAAACGTATCGCTAATTAAATCCATTCCACAAGAATATTTTAACGATATCACCGGGTCGGTCATGCGCTCAATTTCGTCGGGAAATGGTCTTTTTGACTTAATCCCACAAATCGAGAAATACAACGGAATCACCAGAAAACGTGCTACCTTAATTGCGAGCGACCAAACTCGGAAAGCTTACAGCGCTATTAATCGCGAAAGGCTCACGTCTGCAGGGGTGAAGAAGTTCCGCTGGCATCATAGCGGCGGTTCACAAACTCCGCGCCCCTCACATGTAGCCATGGACAATGTTATTTTTAGCTTTGACAATTTGCCTATAATTAATGCCGATAATAAAGGGCAGCCTCCCGTAAGAGGTATTCCAGGCCAGGCAATTAACTGCTTATGCTTCATGGAACCGATTGTCGAAATGGACGATGGGCGAGAAGTTTAAGCATCGATTCGATGTCGCTAGAGTCGCGCAAGCGAGCAGGCAGTTGTGTGGGTACTAGAGAACCACATGAAGGAAGTAGGACCTTGAACAGCGGCCGACCCTCGGTCGAGCAACTACATATCGTCGGTGACAGGGAGGAGAGACTCCCACTTGTCGAAATAACCAAAATAAATCGACATAATGCAGAAACGTGTCGAATTTCAAGGGGATTTTAACAAATGCCACTAATTAAAGGCGCAAAACCCGGAACACCAGGTTTTAAAGAGAACGTAGCCCGTGAAAGAGCCGCAGGAAAGCCCGAGGCTCAGAGCGTGGCGATCGCATATTCTGAATCGAAAGATTCCGAATCCCAGCGTAGCGAACCCGACGAAAACGGATGGTTCGAGATTAAAGGAAACCCGATTTCTAAAGTGGGCGTTTTCGAATACTCCGGCGCGCAAATCGACCCGTCGTTAGACCCGAATAAGATTTATAATGTGTACCGCCCCGAAGAAGAGCTAAACAACCCCGATACGCTAGAATCGTTTAAGTTAGTGCCCTGGATTGACGACCACGTTATGTTAGGTTCTGAAGACGAAGGATTGACCGAAGCCTCAAAGAAAGGCGTTCACGGCGTAATCGGCGAAGATGTTTTTTATGAAGACGGTTATTTAAAAGGCAATCTTAAGGTTTTTAGTGAGAAATTAAGCAAATTCATTAAAGACGGCAAAAAAGAGTTGTCTATCGGCTACCGATGTGTTTACGACCTAGTAAGCGGTGTGTATAACGGTGTAAGATACGATGCAATACAACGCCAAATCCGTGGCAATCACTTAGCCCTCGTTGACGAAGGCAGAGCCGGGCACGATGTGGCAGTTCTAGACCATGCGCGTGTGGATTTCTTCCGCTGCGCTTTTGACGTAAGGGAATTTAAAATGACTGAAAAAATGAAAGACGACAAAGCGCCGACTTTACAAGATATTCACAAAATGGTCTTAGACCTAACCGAAATGGTTAAAACTGGAATGAAAGCAGGCAATCGCGCCGAAGATGATGACCGGGAAACTAAAGGCCCCGAAGACATCACAAAGAAAAATGAAGGCGACGAAATGGAAGAGAAAGGGCCAGAGGAAAAAGAATCCGATAAGCCATTTTTAGACGCAAAAGAAGAAAGTCCAGAAATGGAAAAGAAAGCCGAAGATGACGATAGCGACGAATCTAAAGAAGAAAACGGCGGCGAAACCAAAAAGCCTGGGGAAAAAGCAATGGATTCACAAGACCGAAGAATTGCACAACTAGAACGCAGAATCGAACAACTTTCACGCACCGCGCTTGATGCAAAAGGCGTCATGTATGAAGTTTCAAAGCGTGACAAACTCGCTGAACGCGTCTCTTGGCTTGTGGGTACTTTCGACCACGCTACAAAATCTCATGCCGAAGTTATCAAATACGCATTAGATAAGCTAAATCTTAAAGCCGCTAAAGGCCAAGAAGAAGCTATGTTGGAAGGTTTCTTGAAAGGCCGTGAACAATCACACGTTTCCGCGTTCGCTCAAGATTCAATGGCCGCTCATTCCTCAGACCAAATCGATGCTTACATCAAAGGGAGCAACTAAAACATGCCTTTCCAAAACACAGTAGCCCTTCAAATGGGCTTTGGCGTCCCGGGCGAAATTTACGCAAACGCTCCGCGCGTCTCTTCTTCGTGGACTTTAAATAGTGCTAGCCCTAATATTTTCGGTTACGCTTTTTCCGTTCTCTCACAAGGTTTTGCACAAGTAGGAAACCCCGGCGGAACAGCAGTATTTGCAGGTATTTTGGTTAATCCAAAAGGCTCCGCAAGTTACGGCGCTCCCGGCGGTGCTCCACTAAGTCCAACGCTTACCCTAGCGAATTTCTCACAGGGTGAACTTGCGACCGAAGGTTCTTTTGTGGTTACTCTTCCCGCTGCCGCTGCAATTGGCGACGTCGTTATTTACGATGAAACCACCGGCGCACTATCCACAATCGCCCCCGGTGTTTCTCTACCAAGCGGTAAGTTGTATGCAAATGCCTATGTTTGGTACTACACCGTCGCCGCCGCAGGCTTGGCAGTGATCAAAATGCAAGAAGTTATCCCAGCGGTCGTCCAATAAGGAATATGAAAAATGCAATTAACTCCAAGTAAAGTACATTCGTATATTGACCCGCGAAAGATTAAAGCTATCGAAAGTTTCGATTCTAAAAACTATCGCGCGTTATCAAAAATCGGTATCCACCTGCGTGATGAAAAATTGCGCGAAATTATGGACGCTAGACAAGGCGCTCGACGTGGCTTTGGTATGGATGCTATTCAACCCACAGTGACAACCGGGTCAATTGCCGTCCCCGTTCAGTTCTTACAGTCTTGGCTGCCAGGTTGGGTCAAAGTAATCACCGCCGCTCGAAAGTCTGATGACCTTATGGGAATTCAAACCATCGGCGCATGGGAAGACGAACAGGTCGTACAAGGCGTGCTCGAAATGACCGGCAGTTCACAACCATACGGCGATTACACAAACGTCCCGCAATCAAGCTGGAACGTAAACTTTGTGTACCGTACAGTTGTTCGCTTTGAAGAAGGTTTGCAAGTTTCTGACCTTGAAGAAGCTCGCGCCGCTCGTATCAATATCGACACTGCAGGCAGCAAACGTGAAGCCGCAGCCGATGCGCTCGAAATTCAACGTAACTTTGTGGCGTTTTACGGCTTTAATGCTGGCGACAATTTGACGTATGGTTTCTTAAATGACCCTGGTTTGCCTTCATATGTGACCGTGCCTAATGGCGTAAGCGGACACACATTCTGGTCCACCAAGACATTTTTAGAAATTTGCGCCGATATCCGTACAATGATTTCGACCTTGCGTTCACAATCACAAGACCAAATCGACCCCGAGAAATTAGAGATGACTTTGGCATTAGCCACAAATGTTGTTGACTATCTTTCTGTAACGTCTGATTTTGGCATTTCTGTGCGTGGTTGGTTGTCCGCAACATATCCTAAAATTCAAGTGATTTCGGCTCCTGAGTTGAATGCTGCCGACGGTGGCCTGAATGTCGGATATCTATACGCCGAGCGCGTAAATGATTTATCCACAGACGGCGGACGCGTTTGGATTCAACCTGTGCCTGCTAAATTCATGGTTCTGGGTGTGGAGAAATTGGCTAAGGGCTTCATCGAAGATTATAGCAACGCAACAGCGGGCGCTATGTTGAAGCGTCCTTGGGCAGTTACCCGTGTAGCCGGGCTTTAACTAAGTAAGGGCTTCACAATGCAACATTTTGTTTTCTCAACTTTGACCGCTGGGCAAGAATATGCCCAGTGGGAAAAAGCGGGCGGCGATGGCGTAATGATTAAAGTTAAAAGCGTTAAGATTAATGGCGGGGCCAATCTAAACACTAAACAACTCGTTACACCCCTCGGCGCAGTCACTCGCGTTAATGACGACGAATTAGCGTTTTTAGAAAGTAACGAATGTTTTCAAATTCATGTTAAAAATGGCCACATTAAAGTAGAACGTAAAAATGTTTCTATTTCTAAAGCTGTAGCTGACATGAAACCAAAAGACAAAAGCGCGCCGAGAACTCCCGCTGATTATTTAGCAGGAACGGCGACAGGTTCGTACAAAGTTGAAAAGAATGTAAACTTAGCGAGGATGTAGCATGACAACGCCGCCGGTTCTTACTTTTAACTACGCGGCTTTTATTGCTCAGTTTCCTAATTTTGCAAACGAAACAGCCTTTCCGGTGGCAACGCTTCAACTAACCTGGGACGTTGCCACTTGTTTCGTTTCGCCAGTCCAATACGGTTGGTTACTTCCGCCAGCAAGATTGCAAGTGCTTAACTTGTACACGGCGCATTTAACTCAACTTGCTTTGCAAATGAATAACGCCAACGGAATGCCGGGGGATTCACAACCCGGGCTCATCCAAAATTCAACAATCGGTCGGGTGTCTGTGGGTTTAACTCCCCCACCATTGCCAGACCAATTTCAATGGTACCTAAATCAAACAGGCTACGGCCAACTAATTCTCGCCCTTTTGAAAGTTTACGCTGTAGGCGGTTGGATGGTAGGCGGCCAGCCGGAACGAAGCGCAATACGCCAAGTTTACGGCATATTCCCAGGGCAGTGGCCAGCATGACCACCGTTAAAGTAGTAACCACAGAGGCGGCAAAGCGGCTTCAGAAAGCTATTGTGGATATAGAGAAAACTTCGGCTAAAGTCGGTTGGTTTAAGTCTGCAGTTTATCCCGATGGAACACCCGTCGCTCAAGTCGCTACAATCAACGAATATGGGGCACCGGCCAGGAATATACCGCCGCGCCCTTTCATGCGCCCTACAATCACACAGAGAGAAACAGAGTGGGAAACTTTGGCGGCTAATGAATCGAGAAAAGTTATGGCAGGCGCACAAACTGTAAACGGCATGTTCACAGTGATAAGCCTAAAGGCTGCAGCGCAAGTTAAAATCACAATCAAAAACATCCATAGCCCCGCGTTAGCAGAAAGCACGGTGCGCGCGCGTTTGGCTAGACGGAAAAACAAGACGATTACCGCAACGCTTAGAAAGCCTCTTGTGGATACTGGCTACATGCTTTCGACTTTAAGCTCTGCCGTTTTTGAGGGCGTAACCGAATGACCACACCAGGCAGCAATTTATTAAGGCAAGCGCTTACTGTGATAAAACCACAGCCTGTGACATGGTACAAAGCTGCAGGTCGGACGCTAAATAACATTGGCCAAGATGTGCCTTATTATGAGGGTGCGCAGAGCATTCTCGGCAGTTTCCAGCCGGTCCCTCGTAATCTGTACCAAACGCTCGGTTTGGATTTACAAAAAGAATATTTCGATTTTTTCGCGTACTATCCATTAGAGGATGTTAAGCGGGATTTCTCATCCGACTTGCTAGTTTTCCATGGGCGTTGGTATCAATGTGAATCCGCTGACGCATGGTTTGGTATTGATGGGTGGTTAGAAATGCGTTGCGTGTTTATTCTTAATCCCCCTGTGTGGATTAATGAGCCGCCGATATTCGGCTTTGATGGCCCCGGTAGCGGGTATGTTGGTTTCGATCAAGGGCGCTTTAGCCCGGGACAGGATGGCTAAAAATGACAACAGCAAGTGATATTCTGGATACTGCTAACCGCACAAACGGCATAGGGTTTAATGGTCAAACTTCGTACCTTAATTTCTGTACTCAGCAAGCACAGAATGCAACCCCGACAGGTGTTTTTATTAATGACCTTTTAGGGCCTGGTTATATTTATGTTTTTGCAGATTTAAGTAGTTTGCTTTTTAATACGCTTACGAATCGAGTAAGTCTAGGCGGCGGCAGTGCTTTCCCTGGCAGTGGTGACGACTACCTTTTGATTCCGCGATAAGGACGATAAATCATGACTATAGCAAGCACCGTTTTAACACAAGCCGCCTCACGTGGAGTTAGTGGCCAACAGCCATTTTTTAACTACGCGTTAGCGCTTTCATGCTCACAGCCTGTTAGAACGATATCAAGAATTTTTCAGTTTTATTTTACTGATGGTAGCTCATTACTATTTACGCTTTCGAATTTCACTGTGGTTTCTATGTAAATGTTGCCGATAACAACGAATGATTTAATCCGAGTGTTTTTACCCTTAGTACAACAAGGGCTAATTACACTCGGATATTTAGACCCGTTAGTTATCGTGAAACAAAAGTATCAACCCACGATGCAGGGAACGAATGTAGGGCCTACAGTTTATTTTTATAAGTTAGGCGATGTCCGATACGGATTCCCGCAAAATATTTCTTATTGGGATTCGGTAGCGAATCAAGAAACTCATTTGATGGTGCAGTGTTTTAAAACCACTTTTCAAGTGAGCGCGCTTGTTATCTCTGTACCCACAAATACAGCCACGTACACGGCGTCCGATTTAGTAAATGATGTGTGTATGATTTTGCAAGCAGAAAATACTTTAAATGCTTTGAATTTAGCAGGAATCAGTATTTTAAGGGTTCAAGATATTACGAACCCTTATTTCATAGACGACCAGGACAGGTACGAGGCGTCGCCCAGTTTCGACTTTACTTTGACGTACCAACAAGTTATCAAAACGATAGACCCGGTGGTATCATCAATCACAAACACAATAGTAGGGGTATAAAATGCCTATTCCGTTTAGTACATATGTAGATATCACCTCGTCTCAAGTTGGGGCGTCGGCTCTAGCCCCTACTGACTTAGTGACCAGAATTTTTACCACTAGCCCATTGGTGCCCACCGGCGGCGCTGTGGTCTCGTTTATGAGTGCTGCCCAAGTAGGGAGCTATTTTGGCGTAGAGTCCGAAGAGTACGCACGCGCGGGCTTCTATTTTGGCTGGACAAGTAAAGCTCAAACGTCTCCAAAGCTTTTGCAATTTTCGGGGTGGAACGGCGACACCGCTACCGCACCGTTGATTTTCGGCGCTAATCTAGCGTCTTCTTCTGTGAATACCACCCTCGCTACGCTTAATGCTGTGACATCGGGCGGTTTTGCGTTGACTCTAGGCGGGGTAACTAATCAAGTTACCGGCCTTAACTTTAGCGCTGCCGGTTCTTTGGCTGCAGTTGCGACCATTATAGAAACCGCAATTCAAACTTTTACAGGCACGATGTGGACCTCCGCGACTGTGACGTATGATGTGACCTCGGGCGGCTTTGATTTAGCGGGCGGCGTCGCGGGCATTGCAAACGTAATCGTAGCGTCACCGGCTTCAGGTGAAGATATCTCGAGCATTATCGGCTGGTCTCCATCTTTAAGTAGTATGTATCCGAATGGCCCCGTTTTCTCGTTCGGTGGTGTTGCCGAGACAGTCACAACAGCTTTACAAAATTCCTATAATCAATCGAATAATTTTGCATCGTTTGTATTCACAGATGCAGCCGCATTGACCCCCACAGAGGTTCTAGCTGCAGCAACTTGGAACAATGGCCTAAATGTGACCTTCATGTACCTTGTGCAAGTCACCGCAGCGAATTTTCAAGCTATCTCTGACTCATTGCTGAACATTCAAGGCACGGCAATGACCTTGGCTCCGCTCTCTAATCAATACCCTGAAATGGTCCCCGGCATGATTCTTGCCGCGACAAATTATTTCACGCCGAATAGCGTACAGAACTACATGTTTAACCAGTTCCCGCTAACACCCAGTGTGTCAGATGCAGCCGATTATCAGTCCTATACTACGGCAAGGGTGAATTTCTACGGCTTCACACAAGAAGCGGGTAGAAATTTAAGTTTCTATCAAACAGGTGTTTTATCGGGTACTGGTGTGAATACAAACATCACTGATATGACAGCGTACGCAAATGAAATTTGGCTAAGAAATTATGCCGGTGTTGAAATAATGAATTTGCTTATTGCACAAACTCAAGTTTCTGCAAACAGCGAGGGCGTTGCGCAAATTCAATCAGCAGTACAACAAGCGGTAAATGTGGGTTTAAGCAACGGGACTATCAGCGTGCAAGGTTTTCTGACCAACACTCAAGTTCAAGCGATAACCACACTAGCAGGCGGCGACATTAACGCATGGTATCAAGTACAAAACGCCGGATATTGGCTCACGTGTACGATTGACCCTATTACCGTAATTGCTACATATACGCTTATTTACAAGAAAGACGATGTGATTCGACAAGTTGTCGGTCGCCACGCTTTAGTTTAAGGGGCTGAAAAATGACTATAAATATTTCTGGTTTTGGAACTAAAGCGATTTTGCGCGCTTCTATTTCCTTCCCGACAGGGTTCACAATTTCTCAATGGGCGCACGATGTGGACCCTATTGAGATTAACGAGTTGCCCGTCGGTGATGGTGAAATGAACGTGAACGGCACGCTTGTAACGTGGTCGAAAGCGACTCGCGTTGAAGTCAATCTTAGCGTAGTGCCCACAAGCCAAGACGACGTTAATTTGTCCATCTTGCTTAACGCCGCGCGGCCTGGTGTGGGTAAACTGGTTATTCCTGATTTAATGACTTTGATTTTAATTTATCCAATCACTTCGTTGTTCTCGCGCCCCCGCACGTTTACATATACGAATGGGAAAATCATAAGCGGAACTTTAGGTAATGCGTTGACATCAACGGGCATGCTTAAATCCAAGACTTACAATTTTATATTTGAACAGGTATCCCCAGCGTAATGATTGAACCGAAAAACATAGTTATTGACGACATAGAATACGTCATTCACAAGATACCGGCTTATGATGGACGAGAGATATTTTCTCAATATTTCTCGTCCGCTATCCCTAAAACGGGTAGCTATGTTTTAAACAAAGCCATGAGTTTAAAGCTCATGAAGTTTGTGAAAACAGCCGAGAATGGAATATTCTTAGAGACCGAAGAGCTTGTAAATAACCACGTGAAATACGGTTTCGAATCATTGTTAAAATTAGAATATGCAGTCCTAGAGTACAATTGTAGTTTTTTAGCTCGCGGGCGAATCTCGAGTTTCTTGGAAGATATCGCCCAGAAAGTCCCATTGTGGATTTCCAAAATGTTGATGGATTCTTTGGGGCGATTATCTCCTCTGGACAAGCAACCCTCTACGAACTAAAAACTGTTTATAGTTTGGAAGACGCGTGGGTTATTTGGGAATCGATAATGATAACCCGTTACAATGAGTACGTTGCTATTAAACACGCCCAAAAGAAGAGGGACAACAAGCGATGATATTAAGTACGCTTTACATCCTTTTTAAGGGCGACACAAAAGATTTAAAAAAGAATACAAAAACCGCTCAAGCTGATGTAGACGGGTTGACTAAGTCTTTAAAAGCTGCCGATAAATCCACAGAGACTCTTGGTTCTTCGTTTAATAAAATCATCACTTCGGGCCGTTCTGCATTACTAAGCGTATTTTCTGCCGCCGCTCTCGTCACTGGCATAAAGTTGGCTGCAGATTATGCCGAGCAATTAGGTTCAGTTGCGGACGCGTTAGATGTGAACGTAGGCGATTTTGACGCATGGGGCCGAGCGATAGAGCAAGGCGGCGGCAAGGCTTCCGATTTTCAAGCGAGTATAAAAGGCATTGCTAGACAGCTCGGCATTACCGGCCAAGAAGTTTTAAATTTCATCCCTAATTTTGCGGACCAATTAAAGGCTTTACCCAAGGTAGAGGCTCTTGCTGTGGGTAAAGCCTTCGGGCTCAGCGAAGAAAACACGCTAGCCCTAGCTCGGGGTAAAGCGGCATTAGATGAAGCCGTAGAGCGCTCAAAGCGTTTTGGTGTGGTTACGGATGAAAACAAGGAAAAAGCGGTCGCTTTTAACAATGCCTTAAAAGATACCCAACAAATAGCCGGAACGCTTTTTCGTGACGTTGGCGATGTCGTGCTACCTGCAGCAACAACGGGCCTTAATAAGGTTAATAATGTGGGGAGTTTTCTTCACGAAAACAAAGAATTCTTCGCGGGCATTGTCCGCAGTCTAGGAAGCATCGTCGCAAATCCTATACCTGGCATAGAAACTAAAGATATCCCCGATAAGATAGCTAAACTCTCCGATAGTTTAAAAGAAAACTCGGTATTCTATTCTAATTTCTCAAGGGATTTAGTAGGCGCATTGGGCGACGTAAAAGAAGCGGCGAGCAAGCTCAGTGAATCTTTTTATAACTTTGCCAATAATAATGGCCTCTTACAGCCGCTAGATGAACAATCCGACTTTGTATTGAAGTCGAGAAAAAACCCAGCGGCTTTTACCGACGCCTTGTACCCTAAAAGCGTATTGTCCGCAGCGGGAAGCTCAAGCATATTGAATCAAAAATCCTCTTCTGTGGCTGTGGATATAGGCGAAATTAACGTACAAACGCAAGCGACAGACGCCGAGGGCATTGCTGCCGCTATTGAATCACCTTTAAAAACGATGATATCTCAGGTGATAAACAATTTTGACGACTCGAGGTTAGCATGAGCCAAACTCCTGTAGCCGTTTACACACAAGACTTTGTGCAAGTATTTCCACTCGCGCACGTGATACAAGTTTCAGTACGTGAAGTTTCAAAAGTGATGGAGCATCCGCTTGAAACCGGCGCAACTATTATTGATCATAAAATCACGTTGCCTGTCGAAATAGACTTATCTCTTGTTCTCGATTCATCCGATTTTGAAAACACCTATAATTTAATCAAACAATTGTATTTGAATGCCACGTTATTGACGGTGCAAACGAAAGCATCGACCTATTACAATCAGTTGATAACATCATTACCACATGAAGAAACTACGGCGATTTTCGATACAATTACCATCGCCTTAAAATTGCGCCAAGCGTTGTTCATCACTCCGGTTGTGCAAACCCCTACCACAAATCCAGCAGTGCCCGGGCCGGTATCTCCTGCCAATCCTACGCAGGCTAGCACGGTACGCAGAGGGCAAACCACAGCGGGCGTAAGCACGCCGTTGCCACAATTGCCGCCTTTGCCAGGTAGCAACGTAACCCCCAAGGTATCAGCGGCACAGGCTTTTGCAGACTTTGAAGCGGGGCCAAAATAATGCGACAAATAAACTTAAGGCCGATACCGAATCAATCCTTTTCGATTAGCGTCGATGGTAATTTCTTCGACATCATATTGAATACTACGGGCGACGTTACGGTTGCCACAGTCTACATCAATAATGTATTGGTAATTTCGGGGCAGAGATTAGTTGCCGGTTATCCTATGATTCCATATCGATACTTGCAAAACGGAAATTTCATATTAACAACAATGAATAATGAGCTTCCCTATTATCCACAATTTAATATTTCTCAATTTTTGATTTATGCGTCGGCCACTGAAATTGCGAGTTTGTGATGGCAGAATTAGATTTAAGAGTCGTTTCAGTAAGTATCGATATTAATGGTCGACTCACTACTTTTACGGATTTACAAATTTCTGCAGTGGGTATCAAATTCGCAAATGCAAACCAAAATGAATGCGTGGTGACAATATCGAACTTAGACAAACCCACACAAGATTTTCTATTGACAGAGACAAGCCCTTTTAATTTAAATCGAACGCCAAAACGTTTGATATTAGAAGCTGGGAGAGTATCTTATGGAACATCTCGAATATATGTTGGCAATATTGTTAGCGCTAGCTTGTCTCAGCCTCCTGATGTAAAAATGACCTTAAAATGTTTGACTGGGAATTTTTTAAAGGGAAATATAGTTTCTATTTTTAAAAATTTTCCAATTTCTCTTGAGGATTTATCGAGCTATGTAGCGCGGCAATTGGGGCTGGGTTTTCAATTTCAAGCACAAAATAGACTATTAAAAAACTATAATTTTTCCGGCTCGGCATTAAGTCAAGTGGATTTACTAGCGGAAATGGGCATAGTAAACGCTTATATTGATGACGATACCTTGGTCATTCGTGATGAGAATGTGCCGTTACAAGGCTCGGTTAGGGTCTTAAACATCGATAGCGGATTGATTGGCATACCTGAAATAACAGAATTCGGGGTCAGGGTTCGGTATCTTGTGGATAATGAGACCAAATTAGGCGGACGATTAATCCTAACAAGCACCATATATCCGGCATTAAGTGGCAGTTATTTAATTTATAAATTAAATTTTGAAATAAATAGTCGAGATACGCCTTTTTATTATATTGCGGAATGTAAGCGAATAGTATGACAAATTATAATCCATCTTTAGACCCTGCAAATTTAGAAACGCTCGTAGGCGCGTTCCGCGTGGCCCTAAATAAGCTTGTGCAAAATATGGACGGAATGCTCCCCGCTCAAGTAGTGGCAGTGAATGCAGGGCCGCCGATGACCGTCGACGTTCAGCCCTTGATTATGATGCTATCGAGTGATGAAACGGCTATCTCACGTGCCCCCCTTGCAAGTATCCCAGTGCAACAAATGGGCGGTGGAAATATACTTTTGAGCTTCCCGGTAGCAGAAGGCGATCTAGGTTGGATACTCGCGAATGACCGGGATATATCCACATACATACAGAATTTCAAAGAGACTCCGCCCAGTGGCTTGAGGAAGAAAAATTTCTCTGATTCTATTTTTATCCCGGCTATTTTATCAGGATATACGATAAATCCGATTAATGACGGCTCAGCCGTTTTACAGACAAAAGACGGAACAGTAAGTATCGCGATTTCTGAAACGGGCATTATTTTAACCGGCCCCATTACTGTTGTGGGTGCGTTGACTGTGCAAGGCGGCTTATCAGTCACAGGCGCGGTCACTGGAACGTTTGACATCACAGGGGACTTGACGATTAACTCTACAAGCACTGTCGAGATTAACTCAAGCGCGTCTCCATCGCTTGCCATTACTGGAAACGCAGCGAGCATCGTAGCCACAGGGACTATCACACCATGACACAAAGTTTCGCTACTACCACAACCCAGACCGCTTACGCGGGGGTTAATGATATTTTCATAGGCTCGGATGGTAATCTAGCTATAGGCTCGGGGGTTCAAGCGGTGCTTTATGCTTGTCAGAATGCAGCCCGTACCCAACTAGGCGAGTGCATTTTCCAAACCGGGTTGGGTCTGCCCAACTTCCAATTGCTGTGGATAGGCGTCCCCAATATCCCTCAGTGGCGGGCGGCCCTGCAGCTCACGCTAGAGCAGGTGCCCGGCGTGGCAGACGTGCTAAGTATAGACACTACACAACAAGGGTCTGTGTTAATCTACACCGCAAGAATTCTCACAATTTACGGCGAGGGGGTTATTCGTGGCACTGTATGAGTATATAGACGACTCGGGTACGATTGTTCCTGACACTTCGCAAGTTCTCGCAGATGTACAAACCGAGTTTTTAACTGCGTTTGGGTCTGATTTAGTGATTGACCCCGGCACCCCGCAAGGCGCGTTGATAGCTCTTTTTGCAGCGGAACGCATTGCGCTCATCACAAACAACGCAGAGCTAGCAAATCAAATAAACCCGAATATTGCGGGCGGCGTCTTCCTAGATGCTATTTGGGCTTTGCTCGGCGGCCAGCGCGCGCCGTCCACATATTCTCAGGTCCTCGCGACTGTCACCGGGATAGCCGGTACTATCATTCCCACCAGTGTTGTAGCTTTGACCACCTCTGGTGATAGCTTTAGCCCTGTAAGTATTATCACTATAGGCTCAGGCGGAACGGCAACAGGGATTTTTCAAGCGACCACGCTAGGCCCTATTGCCGTCCCGGTAGCCACGCTGACACAAATACAAACGGGCGTTTTCGGTTGGGAGACAGTGACAAACACGGTGCCCGGTACTGTGGGTACTGCAGCCCAAAGTGATGCCGCCGTGCGCGCATTGCGCCAAAATACGCTCGCTTTGCAAGGAACAGCCCTACCGCTTGCAATTCAATCCGCGTTATACGGTCTTAATATCGGCGTCACAAGTTTAACGTTTCAAGAGAATGTCACAGCATCTACCGTAACCATAAACGGCGTGTCTATGCTCCCACATTCGATTTATGTATGCGTGACAAACTCCGCGCCTCTGGTCTTGCTTCAAGTTGTTTGTGTGGTTACTGGGGCACCGGGTACGGTCATTCCTGCAGGCTCCGAAGTGTCCGACGGTACGAATGTATATAAGTCTTTAGCTCCGATTGAGATAGACCAGACAGGCAACGGCTCGGGCATTTTTCAAGCATTACTAAGCACAGCCCCAGCACAGGCCGCAAACACGCTCACCACGATTGTGACGTCTGTGAGCGGCTGGTCTACAGTTAATAACCCTTTGCCGAATACGGCGTATAGTGAAGCGTTTCTTTTACAAGTAGCTCAGGTTTTACTTGCAAACAAAAGCGCTGGCGCAAATTGGAGTACCGGCCCCGGGTCTGCTCCATATGGGCCTCAAACAATCAACGTAACCGACCCATACAGCGGGCAGATATACCCGGTGAGTTTCGACGTACCCACACCAATCCCTATCAATATCCTTGTGGATGTCACGGTTCCAAGTACGTTCGTTGGCGACCCTGTGGCGCTTGTACAGGCCGCCATTGCAGCGTATGCAGCGGGTCAGGTTCCGGGGTATGTGGGTTTCACCATCGGCGCTACTGTTTCAGCTTTTGAGATAGCGGGGGCGGTAAACGCTCAAGTCCCTGGTTTGGTCGTGACCAATTGTTTTATAGCTTTGTCCCCCACCACTCCGACGGTTAGTACGCCGATAACGAATTTCATCTATCAGCAACCCACACTGACCGGCGGTGTGATTACGGTCGTGACATAATGGCCACAATCCAAGAATTCGATTACGCAGCGGATTTACGCGCGGTTTTACTGTGGCAGTATAATCAAGCCACAAATTTACAAGCTTTAGTAAATAACGAACAAACATTTTTCGATGTGAATAGTAAAGACTTTTGGTTTAATTGGTTCGATAATGTCTTTAATCTATACAGCCCAGATTTTAACGCTTTCGGTGCGTCTGTTTGGTCCATTATATTGGGCTTACCTTTACAAATTGACGCATCCCCTGATCCAGCGGGTAAGCCCATTTGGGGATTCGACGATTCAAGTTTCTTTAATTTCGACAACGGGAATTTCACGAACGGCGATACCTCAATCACTTTGACTTTGCCAGAACAAATTTTAATTTTGAAATTGCGTTATTTTCAATTAACAACGCGCGGTGACGTAACAAGCATAAATGCTTTTTTGGCTACAGTATTTAATGGTTTTGAAAATTATCAGGGGACGGCGTACGTTCTCGATAATCTTAATATGACCATGACATATGTTTTTACGGCTGAATTATCAGCGGGCATGATTAGCGCCCTAACGACTTTCGATTTATTACCACGCCCTGCCGCTGTCGGATTAAATATAGTAATCGACCCCGCAAGTGTGTTTAGCTTCGATAATCCACAAAACTTTGATAATGGCATATTTATAAGAGGGTCTTAACCATGGCAGCCTTACCGTATTTCTATTACCCTTGGGCAATTTCCGGCAACGTGTCGCCCATCCCTTTACCCACACAGATAAGCGGCACTGTGAGTTATCAGAGCGGGTTCCCGGTAGGTTATTCGACAGCGCTTGGCTCTGGCGGTTTAGCGGTTCCTCGTGTGACGTTTAACCAAGCCATGTTTGACGTCACGAGTGCTTTGCAACAATATCAGCAAATCGGCATTCCTAACTTTATCACTTCCCCTAATAACCAGGGTTCGCCTTTTCCTTACGCTATGTGGTCCTATTGCATAGATTCTGGTGTGGTTTATCAATCGCTAATTAATTCTAATACCACAACGCCTCCGACTGCGGGGTCATGGCGTATCCGTGATTTAGATGCACTTAAAATCATCTACGACGATGTGACTTTTGATAGTTCAGTCACACAAGGGATGGCGGTATATTTCAATGGGACTGCATATTTTCCAGCGTTGGCAAATGGAACTGCGGCTCAAAACGTCATTGGCTTCGCAGATGTTACAAATACGCGCGTTTATGCTACAGGAAGCTTGTGCAGCGTAGTAACTGGACTAACCCCAGGTTCGCAGTATTACTTATCAGCAGGGACCCCAGGCGCAATTTCGACCGTATTCTCCGGTGTTTCTGTGGGTACAGCATACACCTCTACTCTACTCGCTATGAATATCGCTCAAAATGTCACGGGCCACACCTCAGTAATTGCAAGATACTATGTAAGTGCTGGAACAGGTCAAACATTCCCGACTTCAACCGTTACACTAGTAAATTTCCCGGTTAAATCTTATGACTTAACAAGCGCATTTAATACCGGAACTTCGCGTTTCGTCCCGCAAGTTGCTGGGTACTACCGTATTTCTTGCGGATTTTTTGGGCAAGGCGCAAGTGGCAATTTAGGTTTAAGAATGCGGTTAAATGGCGCGGCGTGGGCTTCGGTTACTGCAAACATGCCGCAACAAGTTTGTGTTTCTGATAATGTGTTTTTAAACGGGTCTACTGACTATATAGATTTTGCGGTACAAAATAGCGGGTCGACTTTTATATCCACACCTACAGACCCCTCACAAATATTTTTCTCGGCTGAGCTTATCGCTAATTGATGGGCCTATTGTTAAGTGCAGGATAAGGAGTAGATTGGAAACGCAAATCTACTCCTTCCCTTCTAGAATAGGAAAAACATCATGACAACTGAACATTGCTCCTCGTCCGAAGAGCTTCAAGCCACACAAAATTTTCTTAATGCAACTGCAACCGCTCAAGCAAACGCTGCAGCCGCTCAAGCTGACAGAGATTCTAAAAAAGTCCAAGGCGATATTTATTCCAACGGCGTCCAAACGAATGGAGAAATCGAACGTTTCGGTTTTCAAAATTTGAATGCGACACGCAGTGAAGGCGTTGAAGGCCGAGCAGAAATCGAAAGATTCGGTTTCCAAAACCTTAACGCAACACGCAGCGAAGGCGTAGAAACACGCGCTAACGTGGACGGACAAGGCGACAAGAATGTAAACACAACTGAAAAGTTTGGTTTATATAATGCTGGAAAAACTGATAGTTATGGTTTTGGCAATTATGCAGCTACGAAAGACAGCGCCGCCGCTATTCTTTTGCAAGGCGCACAAGACACGGCTACCATTAATCTTGGTGTGGCTACTTCTGCCGCTGCAACAGGTTTGGCTGTAGCTTCAAGTAAATCTGATATTTTGCTAGATAGCTGCAAAAATACCGGAAGTATCAATCACAATGTAAGCTTAAGTTCAAAAGATATCCTTCTGCAAGGTGCTCTTGAAACAGCTCGCATCGTTGAAAATACAAACGGTAATTTCCGCGATTCATTGCTTCAAGCTGCAAACAACACCGCCGCTATTCAAGCCTCACTATGCAGTGGTTTTGGTCGTTTAGAATCACAAGCTGATAGAAATACCGGCGCGATTCAAATGACAGCTATGATCAATGCGAAAGATGCAGTGATCAACGCAAACATGAACGCCGCCGCTGCTACAGTGCTTGCAACAGCCAATGCCGCTGCTGCCGCTCTTGCTGCCGTGGTTAATGCGAAAGATGCCGCCTTGACTGCTGCAGTTAATACAGCTGCGATTCAGGCTGCTATCGCTGAGTGTTGTTGTGAACAGCGTCTACTTGTTATCGAAACCGGCAACAAGACAGATAGCTTGATTCGACAGATTGATGAAAACCGCGTCCGTGACCATCTACAACGCGAACATGAAGAGCTTGTGGCTTTAAGACTTCGCGCTTCTTTGCTTCCCGCTCCTGTGGCCGCTACTGCATTGTAATTGACTGGCGAGTAGGCTTAGGCTTACTCGCTTTTTTTTCACTTGGTTTTATTTTCATAATTTATTTTATGTATATTTTCACGCACTAAACTTGATAGCCTGCAGGATATTTTGTGCGAAGTGGCCTATACGATTCGTGAACACCTTTTCCACAATCGGGACAGACAAAACTAGGGATTGCTTTAAGATGGAAATTATCATCGTCATAGCCCTCTGCCTGCCCTTCGTGCCCGCACCATTCACACTCATAAATAGCTGTAAAATCCCGTCTGATTTGGGAAATTATTTGTTTTATTCTCATAACAAATCGTCCAATTCCGATTTTAATTTTGAAACTTGTTCTCCTAGTGATGCAATATTTGCACAATCCACACAGCCTAAATCGGCCCCTATGTAAATTCCGTATTTCTCTTTTAAAAGTCTACGCCTGTCTGCTATATCCAAAGGCCCCCAAAAATCTAGGTCCAAGGGGTTATTTAGATAAGAGTGTGGTTTTACTTGTATGTTGTAATGATTTTGCAACCACTCCGTAAAATCCAAAAGTATGTGTTCCGCTACTTCCGACAACGGTTCTGCGTGATATTTATTAGTTAAAAATCTACTATAAAACGAAACGAGTTTGTCTAAGTTCATGGTTTAGCTAGGCTCCAATCATTTGCCAACATATCGGGTATTTTAATTCTTTTGTGGTCTTCTGCAAAAAAGGTTACATGATAGAAAGTACCGTAAGCGAAATAACAGTATTCACCGTTATTCCAATCTTTGCGGCGAAATTTATCATATACGCTCTTTGTTCGCATAAGCTCTATAAGATTCATTCAACACCGAGTTTGATCACATTTAAGGCCGTTTCTTCTACGATATTATCTCGTCCTAAATATCGGACACTTGCTAACGCTATAATAAAACAAGCTAGAATCACTAAAGCTGCGTATTTAGTCATCTTGACCTCCACTTATAATATAATTCTTCAAAAGATATCGGTTTAAAATTATTTAATTTTTCCACGGAAACACTGAAATAAGACGTACTATATTCATTTTCACTATGCAGATGTCCGTGTATATTCCCATCAAATCTAGGGAAATTATTAGGGTGTACAGGAATATGTGTCAGTACAAAATTTTTATAAATTGCAGCCCCGTACAGCTTCGTAAAATATTCTAGGTATTCTTGTGTGGGTCTCGTATCGTGATTACCCAGAACCAATTTTTTAAAGCCATTCAACCTACCTGCAGTTTTTAAGCCCTCGACACCACCTAGGCTAAAATCGCCCAGGTGCCACACAGTATCTTTTTTATTTACCGTAGAGTTCCAGGCATCAACTAAAGCTTCGTCGTGCTCCTGGATGCTCTCAAAGGGCCTGTGTGGTTTCACATCGTGCATAGTGATAATGTTTTTATGCCCGAAGTGGGTATCAGCTATAAAATACACTGTGTTCACCTGCAGCTCACCCATTTTAGAGTAAGGTTATTTTGTGCAAGGCTTGACAATTTCATCAAAAATACTACAAACCCTTCGTAACTACCCCAAGCATTTTTAGGATTAAATTGTCGATAGTAGTCAGGATTAGATTCAAGCGTTGCTATTGCATGGTCTAGTATTCTTATGGAATCCTCTCCGGTTAGGCCGTCTATGTCTACCATAGCCTTAGCCTGTGGGTAGACTTGATACCACAGAGTAGAGCAATTGTAGGTGTAATTAAAACTTTCGGTTTCGTGTTTAATTACACCGCAAGTTACACATGGTTCCTCTGTCATCCACAAGCTCACGGCCATTAACCTATCTCTCCTAAATCTTTCTCTAGGGATTCTATGATGAATAGCATTTCTCTAAGTTGTAAGAGAGACATATCGAAATGGGCTTTTAGCCTTTCTAATTCTGTTAAAGTATGCCTAATGGCGTCTCTGGTTTCGGCGATCATATTAGAGACACTCCGAAGTATATTCTTGTAATAGCAAATTATTTTCTATGCTTTCGATATGACTCGGGTCTTTTGCTTCGTGTATTTTCTCGTATGTTAGTTCCCGTAATATTTGGGTTGCGGTTTCTACCCCACATATTTTAGTGAAGATATCGAAAACTTCCATTAGATCTCGTCTTTGTTCTAAAGTGGCATCCATGATGATTCCTCTTGAGTAACGCCGCCTTCTTGCGGGAAATTAAGGGTGCATGAAGCATTGTCGACCATAAGTTTTGTGTGGTTATGAAAGAAAAAAAGCAGCATTGCGCCTGCAAGAATGCTGGCAGACAATAAAATAACGCACTCCACGAAATCTAAATCCATATTGACTTTTAGCATTCTCTTAGTTCCTTAATAATATAGTGGGTTCTTTCTTTTTATCTAAAGTGATCGAGTTGAAATTAACCCCATCGTACCCGCTGCCTTCTAATTGAGAGAAAGAGCCTAACAATGATTTTATGTGGATAGTTCCGTCACTGCTGGATGGTATAGCTAATGAGAGATCGACCACGTTGCCGGGGGTTGAAAAGAATGTCTTTAGCTCTTCAACGGTTAGTTTATCGGGGTTTAGAGGTAGTTTTTTAAATGCTCGTAATCGTATTGTAATTCTATCTTCTGATGTCATTTTAAAGCCTCCGGCATATCCACATAATGAAATTTGCCTTTTAATATTTTATTTTCCCCGAGAGCTTCGCCCCAATTAAAAGAGCCGAAACTTAAGGCTGCCATTAATACTATGAAAAAAACATATTCTACACTTTTCACGCTATTTACTCTCCTTTAAATATCTAGCAACAAGCTCTGAAATTGTACCGCCCATTGTCTTACCTTGCTCTGCAACTCTTATTTTAAACTTGCGTTTTAAATCTTCGGCTATGAAAACCTGCATGGGTACTGCTTCTTCTGCATAAGCGGTTTTTTTTCTCATCATTCTTCCTGTGGGTAAGTATCGTATGCTTTTAAGATACTCTCATGATTAAATGATGTCAACATATCATTATTACTCTTTGAATATTTCCCAATTTTCGAAAAGAATATCGCCTATCAAAAGCTCTCTACGTGAGAGGTAAATTAACTCTCCCATGGGGCTTACTTTATGGACAAAACAAGTGCTGGTGCTAGTGTGTAAAACCACAAAGCCGGAAGGTATTTTTCTGAAATATTTATCTTTGATGCCGTGGGCTTTGATTAACTCGCTCAGGTTCATGTGTGGGTACTTCCTGCCAGTCAGTTGCTAATAAATCAGCTAGATTTAATTGTCGCAAAAATGAGAATCGAGTTAAAAAATTGACATCTTTTTTAACTCCACAACACATAGTATGCGGGTTAAACATAAGTACCCCCTCATGTGTGGGTCGATAGAATTCACGGTCGATACCGCACTCGTTCAGAGCTTCGTATAAGTTCATTCAAAGCACCGTACTATAGATTGTTTGAAAAGTGAAAGTCCAACGACGAAAAAACCACCACTTAAAGATAGAAATAGCCAATCTGTTGTTTCCATCATCCCCACATTTAAAAATAGTACAGACATCCCTAGCATAAATGCGGAAAACATACTTAATATTAGATTCATCTTGAGACCTCCGATTGAAAAACGTTTCGATCTACACTTTTAGATTTAATCAGCTCCGCTAATTCTGCAGCTAGAGCCGGTAATTCATTTTTACTTAATTTAATATGACGCATGGTTGTAACTTGGTTTCTATCGTAGCATCTAATTAATTCTATAATCTCGTTTATCATATAGATCATTCACTCTTTAGAAGTTGAAAGAATGTCGCTAATTGCCAATCTTTACCTATCAAATCGTCGTACAGTAAGCATATATTCAAAGGGATGCCGCTTTTGTTTTTTACGATTGAAGATTTTATATTACCTGTAAAATGTAAAAATCGGCTATCGCCCCAGCACTTACGAGTATAGATGCGATCGGACCCATATTTTTTGATAACGTTATATAGAATCATTCTTGGTATATCTCCCAATCGTCGGCAAGTAGTGCTTCATGAGTCATATATACAAAGTCCCATCCCCCATCGATATACCATGCCGTTATACGTTCTAGGAAGTGCTCTTGCGGGGAGCCGAAGGTGAAGCACTTCACATGCGATTCTTCGTCACTCCAAGAAGCCCTAAAGAACTTAGGTTGCTGTCCGAATTTGGTTTTGTGGGTTTTTAGTAATTCTATTAGATTCATATAACCTCCCAATCATCGGATAATAAATCCTCTTTGCCTAGGCTGTAGCTATCGTTTTTCGTGGGCAACCACCCTTTCGCGCTAGCTAAGAACTCGCTTGTATGGGCGTCTAGTCTCCACAGGAAATACGGACTCCAGGCGGCACGACGTACCCACAAAGGGGATTTATTTCTGTGGGTAGCAACAAGCTCACTTAGGTACATTTTTCACCCACTCCGGCGTGATAGTGTATTTTACGCCGTGCTTATCTAAGACAGCTAATTGCTTTTCTGTGACTGTAGCCTTCCCGCAAAGCTCACAAAGCAGTTTCGCAAAGTCCGATTGTGGATAATAAAAAGGGCGACCGTATTTTGTTTTTTGGATTAATTCTATTTTCATATCTAATATTCCTTAAGACCGTGGTTATAGGCTTTATCTAAACTGAACAGTATAGTATCTACTGCCAATTGTTTAGCCTTTTCTATACCGATTTTATATTTCATGCCGCCCACGAAGTTATTAAATTTTATTTGTATTTTCATTTGGCTAAGGGGTGGTAGCTCGCTGAAATAGTTTCTTTCGTCTAATTGTTTATCGTGTAACATTTACTTGCACCTTGTCTTCCTAGCTTCTTTATTTGTTACCGGGCGTTTTTCATCAATCGCCTGCAAGCTGTCTCTAAAATCCGATATTTTTGCTTTTATTTCCTTACGCTGAGAATTTGGGCTTTTGGGAAAGTGGAAAATAAATTTCTTGTGTTCTCGAAATAGTTCTGGATCGTCGTTATTAATCATTTGTTTTCCATAAAAAAGAATATTTGTTCATTTAATGTTGTTTCGGGGGAAGGATCATCTTTTGTAAACATACAGGCGATTAATACACCGAAAAAATATAAGCCTAAAATAATCGACAGGTATATCATTCACTTATACCTTAATAAAGTTTTTCATTTTTTCGCAATGCGCGTCGACTTCTTGTCGTGTGGTTCCAACATGTAAACCTCGGCAGTATTCGGCGCTCATTTTGGTGCCCCCTATATTCCCACCAGATACTAGGTAAGCTAAATTGAAAGCATCTATTATTTTATTTGCTTCTTCTAATGGTACTTTTTTATCAAGAGACGCTTTTTTTGCTGCGTCTTCAAGCTCTCTAAGACCGGGCACTGTATCTACATCTAACATGTTTTTCGGCTTGAACATTTTAAAATCTCCTTGGTGTGTGGTTGTTGTCTCAGTCATTGAAGCCATAGTACCAATTGACACGTGCGGTGTCAAGGGTCACTTGCTATACCTTTTCGCTCTCCAACCACCCCTAGCTTTCACGGGCCACGGCCCGCCATCTTTATCCACAGCCCATGAGGGCATATCCGACATTATGCTTTCAAGCTCTTGTACCGAGCCTTTGCCTTCGCGCACTTCCGCGACAATTTCATCATGTACATGCAATACGACCCTATATAAACACCCTGATTCTAGGTTAACCAGGGCGTTTGCTAAAATATCGAAAGCAGTTGCTTGGCATACATTCTCAGCCAACGCCCCGCCATATGTATCAATCCGGCACCACCCCAGCGGCCCGTTTTGTGGATTCGAGTTCCACCCGCTATAGGACAGTTCGTACAGCCCCGCGCGGTGCTCATGCGAACTTACCGCTAGTCGGGGCTGATGATATGTGAGCTTGCGACCGCTCAACAGCGTGCAGTACAGAGCGTCACCGAGGACTTGATAAGATATGCCCCTAAAGCTGTAGGCATGGGGGGCATTCAAAACGGCAAGAATGGCCATCCCCTCTAGCCCAAAATACTCGGACGCGCCACGTTTAGACCGTCTCTGGCCTCCCCACAGCTCCACTACCGCCGGGCTAGCTTTACGCCATGCCCGTACAGCGTCTTGTATCTCTTCCTCGCTCATGAACTCGTCAGCGCCGAATCTGAGCCATGCTCCTAGGCCCCCTCCATACCCACTCGATAGCTCAGCAACCTTACCTAGCTTTCTAACTGAATGATGGGAGCCTGTCTCCCCTAGATGTCTTGCCATCTCTTCACGTGTCACCCCAGTTAAGCGGCTAGCGCTTTCCTCGTAAATCTTCCCATGCGTCCTAAAAACGTCCATCCGCCATCTTTCGCCAGCAAGAAACGCTAAACAAACGGCCTCAATCGCGGAATAGTCTGAGCAAATGAGATCGTGCCCCGGCGGTGCGATAAACAAGCCGCGTAGGCAACCCGATATTGTGGATATGGCGTCTGTAAAATAGAATTCTAAAAGCTCAAGGGAACCATGCCGGATAATTTCAAAAGCATCATTTGCAGCCTCAGCGGTCCATTCGTGTAAGTCTGGCTGTACGCTGTCACACGTTTCGTCTAGCTCTTCAACATATCCACACCAGGGGCAAGATTCCGCTTTATAATATTTTACACAACGAGCGCAACGATACACTTTAGGGCCGCCATTCGGCATGTTTTGTGGTTGCACGCCCGCCCCCGCAGCGCGACCCGTTCTTGCACTGTGGAATATAAATAAATCTTTTACCCGTCCATCTTTGCAAATCATATTTCGCATAGCATACGTCTTTTTAACTGCAGCTTTGCCGATGAATTCTCGTATTTTTAGAACCTTGCGCAATTCTTCTGGGATATCAGAATCTAATAAATCGGCGGTGGCTTCTTTATCTAGTGACGTAATCCTCACACCCAGACTCGCAGCGAATTTTTTAATCCTCGCCACTTGTGTTGCGCTTGTAACCATACCGCCGGTTAGTTCCGGCAGTTGCGAATTATATTTTTTCTGAACTTGTTCAATGATTGATATGCAAGCATTAATCATCGGCAAATCCGCTGCGACTCCCCGCTCGTTAATCGCCTGATCACACAACCACACTTTTAACGCAAAGGGCTGCAGGTCTGGGATATAGCTAGATAGTTCCGCCTCGGCTTTAATATCAATACGGTTATATTCTAAAAGCTTCGCCCCGTCTTCGGGTTCGTAGTGTGGATATATTCTAGCGTCATAATTTTTTTTAGTAATATTATGAGGGCAGCAAAACTTTTTAATTAACCTAGTTCCATCTTTTAGCTTTTTGTTTTTTATATTTAATGCCTGACCCGCATCATCTAAACTACTCGGCAATCCGTGCGCCCGGGATTTAGCCGCAGCGCAACGCAATTGCGAAAGTGAAACAGGCGGAAAATTATATTTCGGAATGCAAACATTTTTGAGTATCCACCTCTCGAAACTTACATTCCACGCTTCTAATAATCCGCCTTGCTCGATATGCGCGAATAAGTCGCGCGGTAATTCTTGCCCGGGTTGCCATTGTCGCGGGCCTTTGCCGTCTTTTAAATCGTATGCTAAACATATAACCTCTGTACTCTCGTGTTCCGAATATCTGGCAGCACCCACAGCAGAAATACCCGCTTTTTTTGCGTTGGGAAGCGCGCTCCATTTTTTACCGTCAAAAACATATCCGGCATCTGAATATGTCTCGAAGTCTAAATCCGCTATTATTGTGGATATGCCACTTTCTAAATATAGTTTTGTACCGGCACGAAGGTCTTCAAGTGCTGGCGGTGGGGGCGGTGGCAAGTTTTTTAGCATAGTGTCTTTGATTCCTTATTTGTTCACACCTTTTGCAAAATTTTACCACCCTTTCATTTGCTCGCATACGGATATATGTTTGTTCTGTTGTGCATGGACCATGATTTTTGCAAGTATAAGGCAATGTCAAAGCATGTTGTATATTGCAGTCTTTAGAACAATAATATTTCTTAAAAACTCTCTGTTTTCCGCAGCCCCTACAAGGCCGTGATAGAGCTTTTCGTTCTCCCCAAATTACCATGTACTCACTGGCGCAAGGTTTACACTCCTTTTTTATGAACCCAGATCTACTTATCTTTATTGTAATATCGTCTTTTTGTAGCACCCCATGCTTTTTGCAAATTCTTTGCTTTTTCAAAAAACTAGTATTTTTACATTCTAAACAGCATTGTTTGGTTTTATTATTTTTGGGCAGTACCTGAAAACTTTTTGTGCATTCTGTACACGCCATAGTTTTTAACATAATGTCACCATCCCCCTAATTACAGTGAAATTATTTTAAATCCTTAACCCATTCAAAAATCAATCCACAAGCAGACAAAAACCCCGCGTCGTATTCTTCCTCCGCCTCTTCTGACTTATCATACGCCATCACTTGTTTCATCGTGTTTGTTATTTTTTCCATCAATTCTTCTTTTGTCATTCATTTTAAGCCTATCAAGTTTAAAGGTTAGCTCTAAATATTGTATACACGTAGTTATCCCTTCGGCCTTACCACGCAAAAGGGGGTCCCTAGATTTAACGTATAAATCACTACTGGGAAGAAGCATATTAAGTGCGTGTTGCAAATCTTCTATGTGAATATAGTTCTCCATATCACTCATTTTGGTTAATCTCTGGGAATCTTTGATTTTCTATGCCGTTAATAATATTTGAAACCCTAATAAGTGCCGCGGTATGCCCGTGCCTATATCCTTGCTGATAAGCATCTTCGCATATTATTGATGACGCATAATATTTTAGCTCGTCTATGGCCTCTATTAACTCTTGTTTATTCATTGCCGCACCATAAAAAAATCAGGCAAGTTCATATTTAATTCGTGTTCTATTTTTAAATATTCTAATACCATAAGAATTCCTGATACCACCCCCGCGTCGTATTGGTGTTTAACATTGTTAACCAAGTTTTCGAGGTCCTCAACTATCACGATCAATGAATCTTCTAAGTCTTTTTCATTCACAACTCTATCCGCCTTAAATGCGCCGCTTGCACCGGCGCTATAGTTTTATCGTTCCATATATCCATGTGCAAGCAAATCTGCGTCTGCCCAGCCTGCAGCGTGATAAGCCTCTCTTGAATGGGTCGCTAAAGGGGTCATTCTAAAAATAGGCTGCACAGGCACCGCCCCGGGAGGGGGAACAACGACACCAGCAGGCGCAGGAATTGGAACTGCAGGACCCGGTACTAAAATCCCCGTATAGGGTAAGGGCATCGGCTGCGCCGGTGGCGCTCCGAAATTAACGGGCAATTCGTTTGCTACTTGCATAGCCACAGGAAGAGCAGAAACCGGCACTTGTGAGGCCCCCGCTGGCAGTTCGCATTGACCGAAACCAACTTCCTTTGGGTCGATACCCAAAACAATTTCAGGCCCGAAAGCTTGCAACGACACGATTTTGTGGTTCAAGTACAAACCGGGGCTTTGGTCGGACTCATTACTTGCCGCGCTGATATAAACTTGAATAAAATAACCAGGCTTGATGTAGCTCTCTTCTATAAGCTCATGCACACCTTTAGAATCCACAATTTTTGGCTTCATGGTTGTGGATAAATTCAAAACCCAATGTCCAGGATAGCCCTCATGGTCTCTCGGCTTGCGGCCCATTTTGTTGGGTATATCGCTGTCGCCGTCAATCACTTTCCAAGCAAAAGTCAAAGCTCTAGCCTGACCGTTTGGAAATGCTTTTTGTCCTACGTCCCAGATAACTTGACCCCATGTCGTTTGGTTCCAGTGTTGTTCGCCCTTTTTGGGGATTGCAAAACCGAAATAAAAATCTGTGCGTGCTTCGCCCTTTTTATTTCCAGTTTTATATTTTAAGTCTTCCCCGTCCATACTCTTGGTTTTACCCACATACAAAGAGCCGCCTACTAATCTACCCACGGGCAATAAAATATCTACACTCTTACTCATCGTCCTCACTCCCTATTTCAAAAGTTTTATTTTCGCTGTGAAATTGAATCGCGCTACCATCTTCAAAAATATATTTTCCCCATTTCAAAGATTTTAACCTTTGCTTGTCACACAATAACCGGGCAAAATCATACGCCTGACACTCTTCTGCTTTTAATGCCTCTTTATAAATAATTTCAGCTATTGTCGGGTCTCGTAAAATCTGGGTGTGGATAGGGAATTCGATGTATGTACCGTCCCTCATAAGATATAATATGCGAGAGGCTTTTTTTCTGGCTTCTATTTCGTTCACTTTTTATACGCCTTCGGAAATATCAATACGTCTTTTTGTCTATCCCATACTGCCAAATTCATAGAATCGTTAAGCTCTCGGGTTAAACCCACAAGCGTTAAAACTTGGTCTAAATCGTTACTATCGTGCATTACTTCTTTTATCGTTCCGTCTTTATGTAGCACTGCTTTTGCATATCTACCGAGTCCAAGCTGCTCAAGTCCTTTCATAGCTAACCTCACGTTGATTTACGCCCCGAAGGGCGCGGTGTATCGTGATTAGACTGCTTCGTAAGAAGGCCCGCTCACAATTAATTTACTACCATCGTTGAATATAAACGTTGTTGTTTCTTTTTCCCAATCTTGGTCCATGTTAATTAAATTAACGTCGAACTCCGCCATTTCTAATGCGTGTCTTGCATCACATGCGCCGTCTACAATTGCATGTGCTGTGGTCATTGTTTGTAGAATATTCATTTTAAAATCTCCTGGGTGTGTGGTTGTTGTCTCAGTCATTGAAGCCATAGTACCAATTGATACTGTCAGTGTCAAGGCCCCGAAGGGCGATTTTTACATCGCCACAAATTCTTTCATCTCTTCAATTCGTATACGGTAGAAATTCTCTTTCGGGTATCCCCGTTTCGCTATTTGCTTATCAAGGATCTTTGCTTGAAACTCATTGCTCTTAATAAACGCGCCCACAACCTCAGAAAACAACGGATGCGTTTTTGCTACTTTAAAACTATCTGTGTCGAAATAATCGCTATGGCTGTCGGTCTCATTCTTTATTACGAATGCCTGGCGAATCTCAATCGGTAAACGCTCGTAACCTTTCGCGTCTACGTTTAAATGCCTACTCCCATCTCTATATGTGCTTAAGTTGTATCGCACCTTGTGAAGCTTCCCATCAACCTTGATACCGTGTGCTTGAAATTTCATTTTGTCTCCCGTTGTTGCTGTCCGACTCATTGAAGCCATAGTATCAATTGATACGGACAGCGTCAAGGGCTAACCGAAAATTCTTCGCGCTTTTTTCATATCAAGTGAAACTAATCTCATTGGCCCGCTTTTAGATGCCGAATTCTGAGACACAATCGCCGCAGGAAGCCCCGCTTTTATCGCCTGCTTAGGTGTGATCGCCGCCGGTTCTTTCATCAAATCCACACCAAACAAGGCCCCTAACGCCGCCACTTCGTGCGCCTTGATCGTCCAGTTCTCGCGGCCTTGTGTGGGCTCTAACGTGAAAAACGGCACCGTTTGCCCCGCTTGCAATTGATATATCGCTTGTGCTTCAAGCCCGTTTATTCGTGCATCAAGCAAATTCGCTGCAGCTTTCAATATCCGAAGCTCGCTACCAAGCTCTCTAGGGGTCAAATCATGCGGTCGGTTTTGATATGCTATATCCACAGAAACCAGAGCCGATGCCTGTAGCGACGTGCAAGCATGCTTCGCACTGCAGTATTTGCATTCAGGGCTTGGTGTGCATAGCGCATCGGGCATCATCGCTTTAAGCTCAACCGCTTTTAAACGCTCGAAATAATCGGACAGCTCAACGTATGTGGTTTCCCAGGTTCTTACCGGCCCGTCAGAATGAAAAGAACGCGGTTGTATAATCATCAAAACTATCTTAGTGTCGCCTTTAACGATGTTAAGCTTATCAATCAACCCCGCTGCATATTCTATCAACTGCCAATTTTCGAAAACTTCTACAAAACCATGGCCAAATTTATAATCAACAACATGTAGAATATTATTCATGGGGGAATAATGGTAAAAATCCACAGTTCCAAAACATTCAGGGTGTATGCGAGATATATTTAGGCGTGTTTCAGTATCCCACGTTTGTGTGATTAAAGGTTTCAAAGTCTCAGCATATAAAAGCGCACCGTCCCTCATTTCTTCCGTAACTTCAAAATCATTTATAATATTTGGAAACGTTCGCTGATATGCAAAATGTAAAGCATTTTCCGCCACTTGATGAGCAAGTGTCCCTTCTTGGGCGGCATCCGTTTCTTTCTGTGGATATAAAGCTTCAAGCGCTCGCGACCCCGGACAAGCTACACGTCTCGCTGCAGAGCTTGGCGCTAAAATACTGTGTACTGTCATTTTAGTTTACTCGCTATCAATGTATTAATTGTTGCTAAAATATCTTGCGGCGCACTCATCACGTCTTGAATTTCTTTTAAGCCTACCGATTTAACAATAGATAATATTTCAACGCGCGGCAAACCACTCGATAGCATTATACCCACAAGCTCATGGGAATTTATTTGTCTAATATGCACGGGCGTAGGACTAGATGACGGGGGCGGCGGAACGGGCAACCCTGGGATTTCTACAGTTTTAGAAGGTACAGTAACTTCTATCTCTTCGGTGTTTGCACTAACCGTGCGAGTTTTTCTACCGCGTTTTTTAGGCGTGTCAATCGTAGCCGTGGGTAAGTTTTCTTCTGTTATCTCAAGTAAAGAAGAATCGGCGGGTATTTTCGTGTCTTCATAAGTCACAGGATTACTATTTTTTAATTCCTTACCGTTAAATATCTCTGTTTCTGGCGGTAACTCAGCCATAATTTCGGCTATGTGTTTTTCATCTTCTTCCGTTAACTGTAACGCCGTGTCGATTAAAGTCTTAATTAACTTCAACTCTCGCATGTCATAAATATTAACTTCTAACTTAATCATCTTTTTTTAGCTCCTTTACAAGTGTATTAAATATCGAATGCAAACGCACCAATGCCGCCGTCGCAACGGTTCTTTGCTCTTTGTCGCTTATCTCCCGATTAATGATATCAAACACTAATTTTATTTTATTTTTATATTCTGCTAAACGCTCAACTTCCATCCGTTTCCATTGCCCCCTCTTTTAAATTAGGCAACATTATAGTATGATTTCATTATGCACACAAGGGGATCTTATGTTACGAGACTATCAAGAAGATATTATCAAACGCGTTTACACCGCATGGAACGAAGACAAAAAAGCCGTTTTAGTTCAACTCGCAACCGGCGGTGGCAAGACTCGGATCTTCACAGAAATAATAGCGCAACTCTCAACGCCCACCGTCGTTATCGCTCATCGCGTCGAACTCGTAAGCCAAATATCACTCGCGCTCGCAGCTCGCGGGGTGCGACATAACATCATCGCTCAACGTGGCTCCATCCGTGATATCGTCTCACTACACGTGCGCGAGCATGAGCGCTCTTTCTATGACCCACAAAACCTCGTCCGCGTTGCTTCTGTGGATACCCTGCTAAGATGGAAAAATATTCAGTGGTTCGATAGTATTAAGTTAGTTGTCTTGGATGAAGCCCACCACGTTCTTAAAAACAATAAGTGGGGCAAAGCCGCTGCAATGTTCCCCAATGCGCGCGTACTCGGTGTCACCGCTACCCCCTGCAGGGCAGATAAAAAAGGCTTGGGACAAAGCGCGGATGGCATCATGGATGTTATGATCGAAGGCCCACCCATGCGCCAGTTAATAAATGAAGGCTATCTCACGGACTATCGTATTTTCGCCCCCTCTTCGACATTAGATATAACTTCAGTTCCCTTAAGTGCATCCGGTGAATTTTCTCCGGGTAGGCTTAGAGAAGAGGTACATAAATCAAGCATTACTGGGGATGTCGTAAAACACTATCTTAGAATCGCGCCCGGTAAACTCGGCGTCACTTTCGCTGTAGATATCGAACACGCTACGGAAATTGCTTCCGCTTATCGCGCCGAAGGTATAAAAGCTGAGGTCATATCAAGCAAAACACCAGACCTTGCACGCGCTCAAATCATGCGCGATTTTCGCGAACGTAAAATAATGCAAATCGTAAACGTAGACATCCTCGGCGAAGGCGTGGACGTGCCAGCGCTCGAAGTCGTTAGTCTCGCTCGGCCCACCATGAGTTATGCTCTTTATGCGCAACAAATTGGACGCGCTCTTAGACCCCTACAAGGAAAAACGCATGCGCTAATTATCGATCATGTAAGCAACACAATCAGACACGGACTAGTAGATACCCATCGGGTGTGGACGCTTCATCGAAGACCAAAAAATTCAAAACTGTCTACAGGGGATGAAGTCTCAACCTGTCTTCGATGCTTTCAAATCTTTGAAAGGAAATTCAGAACGTGTCCGCATTGTGGTTTCTATCTGCCCCCAATCTCTCGTAGCGGCCCCGAATTCGTTGATGGGGACTTAACGGAACTAGACGCCGAAACACTCGCTAGAATGCGAGGAGAAATAGCGCGCATAGACGGCCCAGCTCATCCCCCATCGCATCTTAGTGGCCCCGCTCGTATCGCTATCACTCGCGCTCACCATGAGCGCCAACAAGCGCAAGCAGAGTTGCGTAAAGCTATCGCTCAATGGGCAGGATATCCACACCAAAAGGGGGCAACCGACTCAGAAATATACCGCGAATTCTATCTAACCTTTGGTGTGGATATCGCTACTGCTCAAACTTTAAATGTCAAGGATGCAGCAGAATTACAAAGTCGGTTGTTAGTTGATCACTCTCACAAAAACAAGCTAGGGTAGTAATCCTGTGAGTTACACGTACCCACATTACATGACCTCAGAATTACACATCACCGACCTTGTTCGCCTCGAAGCAACCCGCGCGGGTGCTATGCTTTGGCGAAATAATGTCGGCGCAACGTATACCCGCGAAGGCCGTTTTCTACGCTACGGTTTAGCAAATGAATCACAACGCCTAAACACCGTTCTAAAATCTTCCGACTTGATCGGTATCAAACCCGTTTTGATAACACAAGATATGGTGGGTAAAACTTTAGGCGTTTTTTTGGCAAGAGAAATAAAAACTAGTACATGGAAATATTCAGGCAGTGACCGGGAAAAAGCTCAGCTCGCTTTTATAAACCTGATCAATAAGATGGGGGGTGATGCTGCCTTTGCTAACTCCGAAGGTACAATATGTACCCACAAATAAAAAACCCCGCCGAAGCGGGGTATATAATGGGTGAAGGAGAGCACCCACTTTTTTTCGGATTTCATCTAGTTACTGAACAAATCCGGACACAAGCTCTAACACACACACACACACGTCATAAAGAAATTAACAAAGAGATAACAATGAAAAATCAACAATCCTTAACGTCAACATTTAACGATTGCCAACTTTTTAACAACCACCAATGATTGCCAACAGCCAACTTTTTACAGTCAACAAATGGAGATTAACAAATATGCACCGTATCCCGCAAGCTTTCCTGCCATATCCACAATTTATAGTCTACCAACTTAAACCCCGTGACGGCAAATCGGGAAAAACCGATAAGGTGCCTTTGCACCCAATAACGGGGGCCTATGCGGGTATAGATGACCAAAAAATATGGATGGATGCCCACCACGCGGTTACCACAGCAAATGCCCTTGGCCCCAATCATGGCGTGGGTTTCGTCTTCACAGAAAACGACCCCTTCTGGTTTGTGGATGTAGACGACGCCGTTGTCGGCGATGCTTGGAAACCCGAGGCCGTAGCCATTTTTAATCGCTTCCCTAATGCAGCTTTCGAAATATCGACTTCGCGCAAAGGCTTTCACCTTTTCGGCTCCGGGATTGTGGAGAATAAGAACCACGCAAACAGAACTAGAGACGGTCTCGAACTTTATACAAAAGGAAGATTCGTAGCTTTAACAGGTATAAGCGCTCAGGGCGACGCCTCAATCGATTTTTCAAGGCCATTAAATGCCCTAATTACTGACCATTTTACAAAACCCCCTAAAAAGCCCACCGAAATAGCAAAACTACCCACAGAAAACCTTCCCCAAGAAGACCAAAAAATCATAGACCTTTTTCTAGGTAGCAACATTTGCGGCGAAATGCTGTGGGGAAATATGGCTAAACCACAAGAGCTATGGACCGCAGACCCCGAAATACTGGCAAAAGCATACCCGCCCCAAAATACGGCCCAAGTTTGGGACAACTCAGCCGCAGATTATGACCTAGCTAAACGTCTTGCGTACTTTACTCAAGACGCAGCACAGATAAACAGAGTCATGAGAGCCTCCGCGCTACTGCGTAATAAATGGGATTTCCACCCCACCTATTTAGCAGAAATGACCATAAACAACGCCATAAACGCTCAGCAATCCCGCTATGTATACCCACAGGCAAAGACCGAAGAGCCAGAGCAGACGCAAGAAACACAGACAATACACAATCCCACTAATCCTTTTTTACATGCTTCACAGCAACTAGACTATTTTAAAGGCTGTGTTTATGTAAGCGATGAACATAAAATACTCACCCCAAAATATGGCTTACTTAGCTCTGATAAATTCAAAGCACAATACGGCGGAAAACGCTTTATTATGACGGCCGACGGCGCTCGTGTGATTAGGGACGCTTTCGAAGCTTTTACACAATCCGAAGTTTTAAAAGGTATTCATCCTTTTGTAGATTCTACTTGTTTCGACCCCACGCAACCTTTTGGGAAAATTATTCATCAACCCGATAGAATCGAGGTTAATACCTATCGGCCCCTCATTCTTCCGAGTAAACGGGGCGATGTAACGCCCTTTCTAAATCATGTTAACTTACTTTTACCCACAGAAAGAGACGCGCTTATTTTACTGTCTTATTTCGCTGCTAATGTCCAAAAACCAGGGCATAGAATTAACTGGGCTATCGTTCTACAAGGGATGCAGGGTAACGGCAAAACCATCCTTTTGAGCTGGATTAAGAAAGCCATAGGCATGGTGTATTGTCACTCCCCCAAGCCTGCAGAGCTTACTTCACGCTTTAATAGCTGGGTCTATAGAAAAACGTTCATTTGTGTGGAAGATTTCCACATGGTAGCGGGTAAAAATCAAGAAATTATGGATATGCTTAAGTCCATAATCAGCGACCCAGTCCTCGAAATTGAAGCCAAAGGTGTTGACAAAACTACCCGAGAAATTGTAGCTAACTTTTTCTTTAACACTAACTATAAAAATGCTTTCAAAATCACAGAAAATGACCGTCGTTATTGCATCCTGTTTTGTGCTCAACAAGAGATACAAGATTTACACCGGGACGGCATGGACGATGCCTATTTCAAAGACCTGCAGAACTGGAACGCAAAAGGGGGTCAAGATGCCCTCAACTACTATCTGAATAACTTCGAGATACCCACAGACACAGACCCGCACATTCTCAGCCGTGCGCCGCGTACAAGCGCGTATGACGAAGTGATCGCCCTATCTAAGACCGGGGTTGAGAAAAGCATCGTCGAAGCCATAGAAAGCGGCGTGCTGGGCTTTAGAGGGGGTTGGATTGCTTCAACTAGATGTAATGCCTATTTGAGTACATTGTTTAAAAACGTAAACACTAAAGATTTGGGAGCCTCTTTTAAAAACTTAGGGTATATGAAACACCCGGCCCTTTATGATGGCAGAGCGCCGAGGGCTATATCTCCTGATTCGGTTCGACCTTTTCTATATATCCACAGAAATAGCCCCCAAGCGCGTATACAAGACCGTTCAGAGGCGGTCGAAGCTTATATCAAAGCTCAAGAAGATAACGCCCCTTAGTCCCTCAACTCCATGGGGCTATTAGTTTCGCACTGATACTAATAGCCCCATGTTCTACAAAGTCCTTATCATATTCAAAGAATCTACAAACTGCTTCACCCTCAAAACGTCTCGAGTATCCACAGTAAAACAAACGCGTTGCTTCCCTGAAAAGTTAGGAACCTTACGAACACAAGCGTAGCAGGCTCCGCTTGCCGTGTATCGGTAGGTCACGTGCCCATTTTTGCATGGTTTGCCAGTGAGGTATTTGTGTGAGTTAGTCTTCTTAGCTGATGACCACGTTGTTGGAAACATTACTTACTTTTCTCCTGTTTTTAGGCCGTTTTAGGCCGTTTTAGGCCGTTTTTCTTAGTTAGCCAGTTGTTCTCGACTTAGACGACTTATCCCCATAAGTCGGCGGGCAAACCCTAGCGCCACTAGGGTCTACGCAGGATTTTTTTTTACGACTTAGAGATTCTATCTTATACTCCCCTATTATAAAGATCTTAGTCTAAATCCACCATACATACGCCTCTATTTTCCATTTTTTATCTTACACACTCTAAATCTTACTATTCTTACTATATTTCTTTGCTTCTATTTTTAAGCCGTCCTAAGTCGTCAAAAATAAAGACAGTGGTTGCAATGGCTTAAAATATGGCCGGAAAGGTCGTTTTTTTTGGACTGATGTAAATTTTCTCTAAGTCGAGCACAACTGGCTAACTTACATGATATCATTATTTTACAACCGATTTAATCATAGGTCAAAACACCTTAAAATCTGTACAAACAACCAGTAGAAAAAAGTATGATATCATTGTTGAATTAGGCCGCTGGCTCAGTCCTTTTTCTGTGGGTGTCAAAATGGGAAGACCTCGAAAAAACAAGATAGTTAAACAACACAAAGTGAGGAAGGAGTTAACGACCTGCGTTTCGCATTTGTGGACACCCCCTCCAAACATCGACCAGATTGCTTACGCGCTCGGCTATCACTTCATGAGACCTCGGGACGTGTGCTATCACTTCGGGATCACTATCGGCGCTTGGGGCATGGAGACGAAGAAAAATCCGATCATCATGCGAGAATACCGGCGAGGCCAAGCCGACGCCCTTTTTAATACGAAAATGAAACTTCACGAAGTAGCACAGGGCGGGGACATAAAAGCGATCACTTTGATACTGAGGTTCAAAGATGGGTGGACAGACGCCCCAGGCGAGGCGCTAGACGATTTTAAGGAGCTACCCACCCCTACCCTACTGGCTCTCCCTTCGGATGCAACAGACGCGCAGGCAGCAGCTAAGGCGTACATGGAGATGATGACGCGAAAGGCGTAGCGTCTGGTCTTGGTCTGTGGATATAATCGCGACAAACCTTCACCGCTCAAATGCGAGGCCCCCCAATGAGCGATACAGTCCAAGCTGATGATGGGGCGATGCTGCCTCTTGCATCCCTCCCTACCACAATCACATGGGACGGTTTTTTCGTTGCAACCATGGTTGTTGAATATCAAACGAAAACATATACCCAAACGTACACGAATAACGGAACCGTAATCACCGCTATTTCTGGGTGGGTTAGCTCATGAGTATTATTTGTCCTAGTGATTTTTATAAATGGCTGCAAGTTTTCAATGTGCAGATTGGCGCGCCCGGTGGCGGCCCTGTTACAGCGATTGCAGGTTCTCCGAATCAAATCATTGCAAGCGCTCCTACTGGCGCTGTAACGCTTAGTTTCCCGTCATATATTAAAATCGTTAGCGGCATAATTGACGTAAATTTAAATACAATCTTAAATTTTGCAGCGGTTGCTAGTGCGGTTAATTACCTTCAATTTTCAAATGCTGCAGCGGGCGGAACGCCATATATCGGGGGTTTCGGTTCGGATACAAATGTTTCCGTAGGTTTCCAAACAAAAGGCAACGCGCCTTTTATTTTCACCCCCAGCACTGCAGGAAGTGCGGCTGCAAAGATAAGACTCTATAACGTACTCTCCGGCGTTTTAGGCGGGTATGTGGGTATTTCTGCGCCCCCTAGTGCGATCACTTCTTACGATGTCTTCATGCCTACCTCACAAGGCGCGCCCGGAACGATTCCACAAAATGACGGGACAGGCCAATTAACGTGGGTTCCAAATCCTGATACTTCTGGTGTGTGGGTAGACCAAACAACAACGCCTGTGACGCTTGTAAACGGCAATAATTACGTTGCAGATACTACGGCTTTAACTGTTTTCCATTTACCCTCTACCGTCGCATTCGGTTGGACGGCGCGAATCATTGGGAAAGGCTCGGGTGGTTGGATTTTAAACGTAAATGCTGGGCAAACTGCAGCCGTGGGTAATCAAACAGCCTCGACAAGCGTAGCCTCACAAAATCAATTTGATAGAATCGAAGTGAATTGTATTACTGCAAATACTCAATTTTCAATTGCAGTAAATCAAGGAAATGTTACGGTAATTTAATGTTTTTTAAATCTTTGGAGATTTTAAAATGGCTACACAAAATGCAGTAAATAACGCTAATTCGGGCGTGGCTCAAGTTAATCAAACCACAGCAACCGCAACTCTTGCAGCTTTTACGCAATATACAAATAACTATGTAACGGCGGCTTTGACTGTTTTTACTTTGCCTGCAACGTCTGCAGTTGGTGACACATATGTCATTCGCGGCGCTGGCGCTGGTAACACCGGATGGAAAGTTGCACAAGGTTCTGGTCAGCAAATGAACGTTGGTAATCAGGCCACAACTTCGGGGGCTACGGGCTTCATCGAATCACAAAACGTCTACGATTGTGTGGTTATCACTTGCACCACAGCGAATACGCAATTCGACGTTTCAGTTTCACAAGGTAACATCACATTAAACTAAGTTGAAATTGTCGGTGTTTTTGAAAAGGTGAATTTTTATGACCACGAATAATGCTTTAAATTCGCCTGCACCGGCGATTAACGTCGTTAATGTGCAAGTTTTTCCTACTTCTGGCACTTACACACCGTCGAGCGGACTTGTAGAAGCAATGGTGTATGCGATCGGCGGCGGTGGCAGCGGGGGCGGGAGCACTAATAGCAGCCCCTCTACTGCGTCCGCAGGGGGTGGGGGTGGTTCAGGTGGCACCACACAAGCTTTACTGTCTGCCGCACAGATAGGGGCCTCTCAAACGGTAACAATCGGCGCGGGCGGCGTTGGAGCTTCGGGAACTAGTGGAACGGGAGGGGGCACGACTTCTTTCGGTTCATTGTTAACGGCGCTAGGCGGTGGCCCCGGTAATGCGACAGCAGGAACAGCGGTTAGTATCGTGGTTTTTGGTGGCGCGGGCGCAAACGCTGGCACGGTTTCAAGCGGAACCGCTATCAACGTAGCGCCGGGCAGCGTGGGACAATATGCTTATCTTGATATTTCAGGCGATGGCGTTTCAGGTAGCGGCGGCGCAAGCACGATTGGCGGCGGCGCATTCCCGGTAACTGGCTCGGCGGTAAACGGCAATAACGGCGTGGCTAATACTGGCGGTGGTGGTTCAGGTGCGATCAACTTCGGGTCCACAGGCTCTATGACTGGCGGGAATGGGGGCAGCGGCTATGTGATTGTGATTGAATATTGCGCACAACAAGCGGTTTCTTTAGTTCCGGGTTTGGGTTGGAATACAATCACCTCAAATCAAAGCATGGTGCCAAGCACCGGATACTTTACAAACGGTTCTTCGCAAATAACACTTACTTTGCCGACTCCTTTTGTGGTTGGGCAAACATTCTTCGTGCAAAATATTTCATCGTTTGGCGTTAAGATAGCGCAAAATTCGGGGCAATCCATCATTGTTGGACCTAATACAACCACAAGTGGAACGGGTGGCAGTTTACAAAGTTCTAATATCGGCGATGCGATCACACTCATTGCATGTTCTACGACACAATTAGCGGCGCAAGTCGGCCAAGGTTCCTGGTTAGTAACTTAAGGTAAAAAATTATGGCACAATTTTTAAATGCTATAAATGACGGAAGAACTTTGCTAGGTTCTGTAACGGCTACAGCGAGTCCCTATATTGTTTTTCCGAATACGCTTTTTAATTCCGCGTTCCCTTACTATCTTTTAAGCTGGAGTAATTTGGGCATTGGGGCTAACCAAACAACCGCAGCAGTAGGTTGGCAATGGGCCACAGGTGGCGGCTCTCCCACCTATCAAACAACCACCAATAACTTTGTGGTTAACCAGAGTTATGTTGGCGGAACGGCGGCGTCCTACGCCTTGGCAACCCCAGGAATTGTGGCGACAGACCAGGTCCAGCTTATGAACCAAGGCTCAACATATGCGATACAAACCGATCTTTTCGATGGGAATATTTTATTGTCTTTTATGAATGCCAACTTAAAGCCGCGCATTCGTTTTGGAGTTACTTATCAAGGTATTCCCACTGGCGGCAATACGGGTCTTACCCAAACTTTTGGGCTTGGACAAAACACAACAGCCGGGATATATACGAGTGGCCGCCTTGTCTTCAATGCGGGGCACGGCAGCGTAGGAACCACATATAACTTTGCAGCCGGTGGAGTTGTTGATGTTTACGGTTTGATGTTGCCTGTAGGGGTTTATTGATGATTAATAATACGCAATTCAGGGCTTTAATAGTTCGACCGGGATTAAGCATGATTGGGAAATACTGTCCTAAAGCTGAAGAATTATTGGTAGCGACGATGGCGCATGAATCGTTAGGGGGTACATATCTTGCACAAGTAAGCGGTCCAGCGATGGGGATTTACGAAATGGAAGAACCCACATACGATGATTGTTGGGCTAATGTAATATCACGACAGCCTGCAATAAAATCGATGATTTCTTCTTTTGTGGGTACATCATTTAAACCGAATCCGGTTAGGATGATATGGGATTTACAATACGCAACAATTATGGCGCGAATGGAGTATTCTAGGTTTGATGAACCGTTGCCAGAGGCGAATGATATTCACGCTATTTATGCGTATTACAAAAAATATTGGAATTCTAGCAAGGGTGCAGCGAACGGCGAAGACTTTATCCAGCACTATCAAACATTCATTAAAGTATGATAACGTTAGCCGTATTTTTATTTTTCCATCCCAAGGTGACATATATGACGATCGAAGCCGTAGCCGCAGAATTGGGCAATTTATTAACAATTGCACAAGCAGAAAAACAAAGTTTAATGTCGCATTTTATGGGTGCGGCACACAATAGTTTAACGCTGCATACTGCAGCCGTTTTACTTAAGGGCCAAGTACAAAGTTTACTTGCACATTTGCATGCGAACGGCCTAACGCCTCCGGCTGGTTTTGTGGATAACGTGCAAGTGCCGATGGATGCAAGTTTAGTGGCAGCTCCAGTTGTTGCCGCTCCCGTTGCACCTGTTGCGCCCGTTGAACCAGTGGCCCCGGTTGCCGCTCCCGTTGCACCTGTTGCGCCCGTTGAACCAGTGGCCCCGGTTGCCGCTTCTGCGTTGAATCCTGCAGTAGTCGCGCCGCTCTAATGCTTCCGTTTGATTTCGATTTCAAACACCCGGACTATAAGCGGGTGTTTGAGCATCGTTTAGAATCGCTTAACTATATTCGGGCTAATCCCGACAAATTGCCTTTACTAAAAAAATACTATCGAGAAAACCCCGCGCAATTTATTATTGATTGGGGCGTTACTATCGACCCTCGGAATGTTGAAATAGGACAGCCTGCCTTATTGCCTTTTCTATTATTCCCCCGGCAAATAGAATGGGTAAACTGGCTCATAAGTTGCTGGAAAGGCCAAAGGCCCGGATTAAATGATAAGTCTCGGGAAATGGGCGTTTCTTGGCTCATGTGCGCGGTGAGCGCCACACTGTGTTTATTTAACGACGGTATGACGATTGGCTTTGGCTCCCGTAAAGAAGAGTATGTGGACACTAAGGGGGACCCGAAGTCATTGCTCTATAAAGTTCGAGAATTTATCACTTATCTACCCGAAGAATTTCGCGGTAGCTGGGACCCGAGAAAACATAGCGCTTATATGCGTGTTGAATTCCCGGAATCAAAATCCGTAATTACCGGGGAAGCTGGAGACGGTATCGGGCGCGGTGCGCGAGCCGGTATTTATTTTGTGGATGAAGCGGCATTTTTACCACGTCCAGAAAAAACAGAAATGTCTTTGTCGAATACCACAAACTGCAGAATTGATGTTTCTACACCTTGCGGGATGTCGAATCCATTCGGACGTAAACGGCACAGCGGAAAAATAGATGTTTTCTCATTCCATTGGCGAAGCGACCCACGCAAAGACCAAGCTTGGTATGATAAGAAATGCGCGGAAATTGACGACCCGGTCGTAATTGCGCAAGAGCTGGATTTAGACTACTCAGCGTCCCAAGAAGGCGTTTTGATTCCTTCTGCGTGGGTACAAGCTGCCGTGGGCGCGCATTTAAAACTTGGTTTCACGCCTCAAGGTAAGCGAAAATTAGGGTTAGACATTGCAGACGAGGGGCGTGATAAAAATGCGTTATGCGGCCGCCATGCTTTTTTAATTGAATATCTTGACGAGTGGTCGGGGAAAGGCGCGGATATTTTTAAGACAATAGAAAGAACTTTTCATACAGCGGACATTTTAGGATATGAAGAGGTCGACTATGATTCAGACGGATTGGGTGCAGCAGCTCGAGGAGATGCAAGAATTATCAATGAGAAACGAGGGGCGAGTAAAATATCGTTTACGCCGTTTCGCGGCTCGGGTGAAGTCGTGGACCCCGAAGGAGACCCTTTCAAGCGTCCCGGTGAGCTTAAAGACAGAAAGACAAAAGGGCGAACAAATTTAGATTTCTTTGCGAATGCGAAAGCTCAAGGCTGGTGGCATTTACGACGGTTATTCGAGCTTACTCACAGAGCAGTAACTCAAGGAATTGAAACAAGCCCCGAAAATATAATTTCTATCGACCCGAATTTGCCGCTTTTGGCAAAGCTCTGTATTGAGCTATCTCAACCGACATATTCTGAGAATAATTTGGGCAAAATACTGATTGACAAAAGCCCAAACGGGTCGCCCTCGCCGAATGTGGCCGACTCGGTTATGATAGCCTTTGCCCCTACTGCGCGCCGTTCAAAAGGGTTTTATGATGTTTAACTTACTTAAAAAATTAATGGGCAAAAATCAGCCCGAAACAATTTTGCCCAATTTGCCCAAACGACGAAGCTTGCGCGAATTCATAGCCGCCTCCCCCCGGCTGCCTAGCTTCGATGAGCTTATAGCCCACAGCATACAACGCGAAGTGACAGAGGATATCCCGTCGCTTAAAGGCGTCGCCATGGACAACCAAGGCATCTTCGGCCCTAAAAGCTTATGGGGAGCACAAAACACAGTCCCAAACTCTCTTCTTTCGTGGTTTGGCAATCAAACTTTTATCGGCAATCAAACGTCATCGATTCTTGCTCAACACTGGCTTGTGTACAAAGCATGCAATCTGCCCGCCCGCGACGCCATTCGGAACGGCTACGAGATAACCACAAATGAAGGCGTGGAGATTTCGAAAGAAATTCTAAACGCAATGCGCAAAGCCGACGTTAGATACAAAATTAAAAAGAACATGGAAGAATTCATCACCATGGGCCGAGTTTTCGGTATTCGAATCGCCTTGTTTCTAATCGATTCCGATGACCCCGATTTTTATGAGAAACCATTCAATCTTGATGGCGTGCCGCCAAAATCCTATCGGGGTATAACTCAAATTGACCCTTACTGGGTTACGCCCGAGTTAGACATGGAATCAGGGGCCGACCCTACAAGTATGTTTTTTTACACGCCGACCTGGTGGCGGGTAAACGGCAAGCGCTATCACCACACCCATTTGATGATTTTTAGAAATGGATTTTTATCAGACATCTTAAAACCGACGTATCTCTATGGCGGCGTTTCCGTCCCTCAGAAAATTTACGAACGCGTTTATTGCGCTGAAAGAACCGCGAACGAAGCGCCACAATTAGCCATGACCAAGCGATTAATGGTTCATGAGGTCGATTTAGAGGCAGCAATCGGCAATCAAGCGCTTTTTGATACAAAAATACAAAAAGCCGCCCTCTACCGTGATAATTATGCAACTCAGTTTGTGGATACTGACGAAAAGATAACCCAGCTTGATACGTCCTTAGCGGACCTTGACGACGTTATTATGAGTCAATATCAAATCGTCGCGGCGATTGCTAACGTGCCCGCTACGAAGCTCCTAGGGACAACGCCGAAGGGTTTCAACTCCACGGGCGAACATGAGGAGACTAGCTATCATGAAGAGCTGGAAAGCATCCAGGAAAACGACCTAACGGAATTCCTAGAACGTCATCACGCGCTTTTGATTCGCTCCGAAATTTGCCCTAAATTTGGCGTCGCCCCCTTTGAAACCGAAATTAAATGGGAGCCGCTATCCAGCGTGAATGCAATCGAACAAGCCGAAATTAATAAGCTCAAAGCCGAAACCGGGATTTCTCTCATCACCTCGGGTGCAATCAGCTCGCAAGATGAACGCGAACGAATCGTATTAGACAAAAAATCCGGCTATAGCGGACTCGAAGTCGAGAAAGAAGAGGCTACAGGGGAAGGCGACCCCGGCGAAGAAATAACAACCCCTTTCGAACCTGGATTGCAAAATGACCCAGACGATCGCATTTTCGGGCAGTAAAAAAGAATGGATAGGAAAACGGAAAGTTAACGCCCGTGGGCTTCCGCTCGTATATAATGTTAGCCTGAAACTACGCTATCAACACGATTTAGAGGTTCTAGTCTTTGCAATGACGAAAGCCACAAAAATGGAATTCGAACGATTAGCCCGCAATACTTCCGCAATGGATGCAGACGACGTTACCCCGGATTATTCAGTAACCACACAGAGCAAGCGAATACTTAACGCGTTACGCTTAAAATTCCAAAAGCTTTTTAATGCGCGGGTTTCTGGTATT